GTTCAACGTTACAGATAGAGAGATGGGGTTCTTGCTAAGACTCGCCGATAGAATGATTTCTTTACAGACTAAGTCTGGTTGGAAATTTACTATAGCGTATCTTGCTGAGTGCCTCCGAATCGTCTTTGATCTGTTATCCGAGAACCCGTTAGAAGACGGTAAAACATGGGTGTCTGTCTACGCTAACGGAGTTCCAAAATTCTTCGGAATGGATGGGAGATCTGTCTTTGGTTCCTTAATCGCTCTTAAACAGAGTGGTCAAGAAGTCAATTCGGATGTCCTTAGAATATCTAGATTGTTAATAACACTTTGTGCCATCTTTAGGGGAATGAGTTTTAGTCATGTCATTAAGTTCGATTCAGTAACTGCCCCTTGGGCAGGAACTGGATGCTTACCTGATGATCTGATTAAACCCGCTCTCCTAAAAATGGGTTTTTCCAATTTGAAAAATAGAGTTAAATCTCCATCTTTCCTCTGGTCAAACAGAAGTGGTGTTAATGCTCGATATGCTTTCCTTTCTTCAGGTTTAGATCTCCTCGCAATGATGGATAGACCTACGATCTGGTGGTCTTACCTTAAATATTGTTACCAGATGTCATATTACCTATGGATTATAGTTTTTGTGCTATATTCCATTTCACTACTTCCGCTCTACTTAGTAAATCAATTACGAGGGTTGTTCATCGAGGAGGGAGCTTTGCTCCACCTTGGTAGATTAACAATCATAAAAGAGATGCGAGGTAAAGCAGGAGTAGTGGGTATTACTGACTACTGGACACAATGTTTGTTTAAACCGCTCCATGATGCTATCTATTCCACTTTAGATGATTTATCTGAAGATGGAACGAATGATCAGCTTGGACCGATTAAACTTATACTTAATCAGAGGGAGATCCCTCCATTCGTTACTTCGGTGGACCTTTCGGCTGCTACTGATAGACTTCCTGTTATTCAACAGGCCAGAATATTAGAGCATCTGGGGTTACCGGGTAATCTATGGATGGAAATCCTTGCCCGACCATATAATTATATGGATGGGGATTATGTATATGAGGTAGGACAGCCGATGGGGGCCTACTCATCGTTTGCGATGTTAGCATTGACAAACCATGTAATATGTCAGGTAGCTTTTCT